CCCTGCGTATCGACACTGGTCTGTGCGCCTACCTTGAGCTGGGTGGATAGATTGAGTTGCTTGGCCAACACAGTCCAAGCGTCTTCAACGCCGCGCGCATAGGTGCCCGCCAGGCCAGTAGCGCCGGTGTTGCCCAGGGGTGCGTAGCCTGCGCCGTAGGTTGACTCTGTCTTGCGCCCGCCGCCGCCGCCGAACAAACCACCAGCCGCCAGCGCGCCAACAGCCATGGCGGCCCAGCCAGCCGGGCCAAGCGCCCCCAGGGCCTGCCCGGCACCCGCCATGAAGCTCGAAATGCCGGAAGCCTCCGCCATCATGGTTGCGCCCGCACCAAACGCCCCGGTGCCAATGGCAGCACCCGCTGAAAATGCACTGGTAAACGCCGATCCAATACCAGCCAGCGATGCGCCGTTGGACAACAAACCCAAACCACTTGATGCCGATGACAAGCCACCCGCGCCCGCTGCACTCATGCTGGTCAATCCCGTGGCCTGCACCGTGACTTTCAACACTTGCGTCTTGAGCGTGTTTTTGATGGTGTCCCACAGCGACTGGAAAAAGCCCTTGCCGGACTCGAAGGCGCGCATGAGGGCGTCTTCCCAATACTTTCCTGATTCCTCGGCGGCACGCTTTTGCTCCTTGAGCATGTCGTCGGCGTACTTTTTCGCCTCCTTTTGCGATTCGATTTCTGTGGCCCTGATGCCGCCGGATTTTTTAGCGGCGGCCAGCTCGCGCAGCAGGCGGGCTTCTTCGCGGTATTTGTCGCCCATTTTTTTGCTCCAGTCGATCTGGTCGACGCGGGTGGCAAGTTGCTCTTTGGCGGCAGCGGTCTCGTACAGGGTGGCTACCTCAAGGTCGGCAATGGCTTCTTTGCTTAAACCCAGCGCGGCGGTGTGGGCGGTTTCCTTGTCGATCTGGTCTTTCAGGGTTTTGATGGCTTTTTCGCGTGCTTCAAATTCTGATTCGGCGGCTTTGAAGACTTCGTTTTCCCAGTCGGCCTCGGCGCGGGCGGCGGCTTTGCGGGCGTCTGCCTGCGCTTTGGCAGCGTCGCTTTGCGCTTTTGCGGCAGTCTTTTTGAAACCTGTTTCCTTGTCAATCAAGGCGATCACGTCTTTGGTGTATTGCTCTTGCGTGGTCAGGCCTTCGTCAAACCCGGCCTTGAGCGCCGCCAGATTTTTCAGGTAGTTGGCGCTGACGCCTGACAGGCTTTGTTGCACAGCCTCATACCCGGCGCGGATTTTGTTGACGCGCTCGGATTCTGCAGCGTAGCTTTGGCTACGGGTGGGGTATTGGGCGGCAATGCCAGAAACGTTGCCGGGGCCGGTGTTGCCGCTCAGGCCGTCTTTGGCCGCTTTGGCGGCGCGCAGCTCTTGCACCAGTAGCCAGGCTTGGTGGGTTTCGCTTTTCAGGTAGATGTTGTCGGGGGTCTGGTCGAGCTTGGCGCGCAATTGCTTGAGGTTGGCTTCGCCAATCTTGAGTTCCAGATTTAACGCTTCGGCACTGTAAAAAGCAGCATAGAAAAATTCTGTGGCTGATTTGCTTTTTGCCATCTCGCGCAAACTGGTGGCAAGATTGTCAATCCCTGTCGCTGTTTTATTGATAAAAAAAGCAATGGCCGTAGACAACCCCAAATCATCAGCCAGCACCATTTTGAAATTTACCCAGGCGTTGGACATGCGGTTCAAACTGGACTGCATGGACTGGCTGGCCTTGTCAAAGCTGCCGGCCACTTCTTTTTCCATTTGATCGGCAAACTTGGGCAAGAAGTCGGCACTCACCACTTGGCCCAGTTCCAGCATTTTGCTGAATTCGGCAGTCGTGGCGCCCACAGCGCGCGCGGCAATGGCAAACGCACCCGGCAGGCGTTCGCCCAACTGGCCGCGAATTTCCTCGGCATTCACAGTGCCCTTGCTCAAAATCTGCGTCAGTGCCAACATGATGCCTTGGGTGTCTGATGCAGACAAGCCCATCACGGTGCTGGCCTTGCCAATGCCCTCGAACACCTTTTTTGTATTGGCACCCTCCATGCTGGTGCCGCGCGCGGCGGCGGCAAATTTTGCATACATCACCGCCGTGCTGCCAAATTCCAGCCCCAGATCGTTGGTGGTTTTGCGCAGGTACTCCATTTGCCCGGTAACCTGCCCTGCACCCAGGCTAAAGCTCAGGGTGTTGTGTAGTTTGTCGAGGTTGGTTTGTGCGTCAATGATGGCGTGGGTGAAGTCAGCCACTTTTTTGACAGCAAAGCCAGCCGTCAGCGCGGTGCCCATTTGGCCGCCCAGCGCGCTCAGGGTTTTATGCAGGTTGCGGGTTTCGTCTTGCACCCCGCGCAGTGACCGGGTGGCGTCGTCGCCAAACTTTTTCACGTCGCCCCCGGCCTTCTGCAGTGAGGCATTGAGTCCGCTGTGGTTGCCGCGTAGGGTGATGCCAATGTCAGACATGGAGGGGTTGGCCTATGTGGGTGTCAAGGTTTGTTGAGGTGTTTGATGGCTTCGCGCTCCAGCGTCTGGAGCTGTGCAAACACCACGTCAGGGGCAGGGTCGGTGGGGTCGGCGGGCAGGCGGCGTTCCACCACGTCAAGCGCTTCGTAGCGTAGGCCCTGGTAGTGCATGCCGCTGCTCATGCCATTGCTCCACGGGACACAGTGCCACTGGCTTGACATGGCACAAAACACCACGAAGGCGCGCACATGTTCGGGCCAGAGTTCGACCGTTTGGGCTTCCTGGTTGCGCATGATTTCGGCACGTCTCAACTCCAAAAATTCTGCTGGGGCGCCCGATGCTTTCAAGCCATCAAGCGCGTCCTGATCTACCGTTGCGCGGCCTCCGGTGGCCCAGTGCTGCGCAACGGCTTCTAGTTTTTTGTGGCAAGGTGGGCCGCTGCCTCGGGAGCTACCGATTTGGCAAGCGCCTCGTTGATGGCATTCATCAGGCCGGGGTACTCTTCACACAGTTCAAACAGGGCATCAAGGCTGAATGGCACGTCGCTTTTGTCTTCGTTTTGAACACCGCGCCAGCCGGTGGCGTACTGGCGCAGGCGGTCTTGGCCGGCTTGTTTGGCTTGGGCCTGAATGTCGTCAATGCTGCCGTCTTTTTCGATCTGGTCCCGAATGACGCGGCTGCGGTCGATGTTTTCACGGTGCAGGGCATCGTTGTCGCTTTGCTTGAGGCGCTTGAATTGCATGTCAAACTTGAATTCGTCGAGCTTTCCCGATTCACTGAGGCATTTGAAATTAATGGGCGCGAAGTAGGTGGGTGATGCGGTGCGAATGATGGCCATGATGGTTGTTGCGTTGTGTGGGTTTAAAAAGAGCCCGGCGCGTGTGGCCGGGCCAGGTGGCACATGCTTAGAAGCTGGTGACGATGCGCAGCTCGTTGTTGCCCACACCTGTGGGCGGCAGCACCAGCTTGTAGGTGTTCATGAGCTTGCCGCTGAGGTCGCTGTAAGTGGGGCTGTGGATCTGCACATTGGGCGCAAAAATCAGCGTCTTTTTGTTGGCCACGGTGCCGTGCACCAAGCCCAGGCTGGCCAGGGTGTTGGCTTTCACGTCAGCCATCCACGACACATCTTGTGCGGCGGTCAGGTCAACTTCCATGTCGCCCGTGATTTTGCGGTCCATGATTTCGACCGACTCCTGCCCGATGAGCGGGATGAAGGGGGCGTCAATGCCGAAGTCGAGCATGAACTTGTTGTACGGGTAGCTGGTGCCGGCCGCCAGCGCCGGGGCCACACCGGTGGCATGGGTGCAGCCGCGCAACAAGTCGGCGGTGTTGGTGTCGGTGACCACCTGCGGGGTTTGCCAGGTGGTGTAGTCCACACCCGACGGCGCCGCTGCGGTGATGCCGCCGTCAATACCCTTGAACGAGAATTTGATCTTGGGGATGGCGCCCGAGCTAACATCAAGTGTAGCGGTGCCACGGCAACCCAGCAGCTTGTGGAAGGCGCCGTCCATGTAGACGTACTGGTCAACCCATTCAAACGAGGCGCTCACCGGTGTGTAGTCCACCCGTGTGGCGGCGGTGATGGCTTCGGCAAAGCCGCAGGCGCGCAGCAGCGGGCCCCAGGCTGGCGCCACTGCCACCGTGCCGGAGCCCACCAGTTCAACGCTGTAGCTGAGCGACTTGAAGGCGGTGCCCACCAGGTTTTCACTCGAACCCATGTAGGCGCGGATGTTGTTGCGATCCACGTTGGTGGCTTCCAGCGGGGTAAAGCTGACATCGCTCACCAAAATGGCATTGGCGGCGCCCGTGGGTACTACGTCAGTGCCGTAGACAGCGCCAATCTTGGCGAGTACGGTGGTGTTTTTCATGCGGCGGTTGGCCATGGTTTACTCCTTGGGTTGAACGGTGGTGGTGCCAGTGAGGCTGGCAGTCTTGGGAGCCGGTGTGGCGGCGGGTGCGGGCGCCGCGGTGACGGGCTCGTCGGGGTGCTGCTGGGCGCGGCTGATCAGGGTGACAGCTCCGGTGGCGGGGTCTACCTGGTAGCTGCCGCCGTGGGCGATGTCGGGTGTGGGTGTTTGCATGGTGTTAGACCGTCAGGTTGGTAAAGGGCGTGCGGTGTTGCACGGTAAAAATGCATTGGCAGGTCGCGAGGCTGGTGTCGGCTTCGTCTTCATCCCACTGCATGCCAGCGGGCGCCACTTCGCTGACCAAGGCCTGTAGGGCAGCGTCTTGCAACAGGCGCTGGTGCACCTGGGCGGCCAGGGTGCTGGCGACATCAAATGCCTTGACCGGGGTGGGTCCCAGCACGTCGCGCGCCATACACTCCACGCGCAGGCGGGTGACCCAGTCCGTCGGGGCACTGCCACCCACCATGCTTTGCGGCAGAGTGGTGCCAAGAAACACGCGCAGTTGCCGGCTCACGCCTTCGGGCATGGGCCGGTTGGTGCTGCGCATGGTTTTCACGTTGCCATCAGCCAGCGCCGGGGCCGCTTGCAGCGCAGCCACAGCGGCGTCGTATATCTGGAGGTGGTAGGTGGTCATGCCAACTCCAGAATGAGGCGACTCAGGCCGGTGCCGTTGGGTTCGTGCGCGACAATTTTGTAATTGCCGCCAGCTACCGTGACCAGCAGGTCAATGGGGTTGAAGGGTTCGGCAAAGTAGGCGAACCAGTCGATAATTTTTGGCGGCACATCAAACGTTTGCAGCGTCAGGCTTGCCTGTGTGCTGGCAATGCCGCTGTCTCCAATGTTGCTGGCGTAAAACGATTTGACAAACAGCGCCGACAAATCAGTCACCCCGGCCAGTGTGACCGTGACGTTGCCAAGCATGTCCACCGTAGCGGTGTTCAGGTCGGCAATGGCTTGGACAAAAGCGGGGTTCATGGTGTGGCGCTGTTGGTGTGTCAGGCAGGTTTAAACCGTGGCGCCCAGGCTGGCGTTGACGCGGTAAGGCACAGTGAGCGGCGCGCTTTGCAGCATGAGGTAGCGCACGGCCGGGTCTTGCTCTACCCAGCTTTTGGCAAAGTAGGGCATGGCCTGGAAGCCGGCGGCTTCGTCCTTGATGGCGCCATAGGCGCGCGTGCCTTCCACGTCGGCGCCCAGCACCAGCACCGTGCGGGCCGGCAGGTAGGGTGTGAGCGCCAGGGTGTCGGGGTGCTCGTACCAGCCGGCATAGACCCAGATGTCAAAGGTGCCGATGTTGCCCATGTAGCGGCCGCCTTCGCCAGTGACGGTGGGCACCAGTTGGTCGGCACCACGGAAACGGTCGAGCAGCTTTTGTACTTTGGCGCTGGCACTGAACAGTTTCCAGGCTTCCACGTCCATGACCAGGGTGTCGGCGGTGCTGCCGCTTTTCTCGGTCACTTTCATGGACCAGGTTTGCACGTCGTCCAAAGGCTCTACACCCGCAGCGCCCCACAGCGTGGCACCATCCAGGGTGACGGTAAGGTCCGCGTGGCGGCCAAAGTTGACGGTTTGTGTGGGGTACAGGTCGCCCACCACGGTCACAGCACCCGTGCGCAGAGCTTCAACGGCCATGACTTCCTGGCGGCGCGTGAGCATGTCGGTTTGGTCCATCAGGTTGTTGGCCAAGGCCAGTTGCAGGCGCTGCATGGGGTCGAGGTTGCCGCCAATGCGCTCGCCAATGGCCCGCTTGAAGGGGCGGTTGGCGTCAAACACGCGCTTGTCCTTGATGTAGGCAGGCGTGAAGGTTTTGGTGGTGTAACCCTTGTCCAACACCACTTTGCCAGCCACGATGGGCGCCACAAAGGGGGCCAGGCGGCGGCGGCTGGAGTCCACATCGAAGTGGATTTCTTCGCTGGTTTCCGTTTGGATGTTGCGGAAAAAGCTGTTCAAAATGAAGGGCGCAGGGGCAGGCAGTTCAGAAACAACCCGGTTGAGCACGGCGGTGGTAAAGATGTCCATGGTGTTTGGCTTTCAATGAAAGGGTGAATGGGCCGGGTTAGGCAATAGAGGCCAGCAGGGTGATGCCTTTGGCACGCAAACCTTCGGTGGTGTTGGCGGCGGTGTGGCCAGCGCCAAAGGTGAGCGCATTGCTGCTGAAGTCGCCACGGGCATAGGCCAGTGCGGTGACATCGGCGGCGGTGGCGTC